TTAAGCACCCTTTTTCAATGGCTTGCGGGATTTAGGGGCTAACCTATTTGCAAGGTTAGCCATCGCTTGATCGGCAAGAGCGGCTTGATCCGCCTCTGCGGCATAGCGGGAAAACTCGGCATCCTTCTTGTGCCCGGTGATTGCTTTGCCCTGCGAATGCGTCGCGCCACCCTCCGCCAGCCGCCGACTCATCGCCTTACGCAGGCCATGGGCAGAGCATTGCGGCAAGCCCGCCTCGTCACACCACTGGCGGAACTTGTTGCCAAAGCCCGGCCCGGTGAAGGGCTTGCCGAACTCAGTCAGCAGGAACGTCATTTGCCCGGCTGGTACCAAGTCGAGCGATTGCTTGAGTTGCGGCGCGATCGGCAGCCACAAGGGCGCGTCGGTCTTTTTCTGTACTACCCGGATGCGACCATCTTTGACATGCTGGCGGCCCATGCGGATTGCGTCAGATCGGCGCTGCCCGGTCCACAACATCAGCCCCATTGCCAACCGTGCCTTGCTGCCAACCGGGTGACACGCTTCGAATTGCGCAATCTCGTCCTCGGTCCAAGTGTGGAAGCCCTTGCTTGAGCCTCGGTAGCCATCGGCGTGAAGCGCCGGGTTGTCGCCCCTCATGCCGATCTTGACCGCGTAGGCGAACAGCCGACGCAGCACCTTGAGCAAGTTATTGGCAGCGGATGGCGTCGCGCTCATGGTACCCAATATCGCGTCCAGGTGTTCGGTGCGGACGCCAGTGACCGGCAGGGTGCCCAGCCTATGTCCGTTGGCAGTGCGGCGCTCCCGGAAACGCTCAATGATGCCCCGATAGGTGCGACGCGAGCTTTCCGCCGCCATGCCCTGCCAAGTCGGTGATCGATAGAAACGAGAAACCAGATCGTCGATCGAGCCATGCGCGATGCGATCAGCGCCGGGGTCGGTGTGTGGCGCTGCTTCACCACTCAGGCAGGCGCTATACTCGGCCCAAAAGGCATTCGAGGGATGCCCGGCCTTAAAGTAATAGGTTGCCTGTCCCTTGCGCCGGAAGCGCAAGCGCCATTTCCCGTGACGATCTTCGAACTCGGACACAAAGCGGGGCAGGAGGCGCTTCATTTGCTTAGCACTTCGTCCCAAGGATTCGCGGCGTTGGTGGGCACCCCGTCTCCGAACGTCACATGGATCGCCCCCATGGCGTCGATCTTATACCCGCTCGGCTTCATGCCAGCCGCCACCGCCGCGCGAAGGGCGCGGGTGGCGTCGGCCTGTTTGAAGCGAGCGGCGCGGCTCATACGTCCAACGTTCTTAGCGGGGTAAGCAGCGCGCTTTCGCCGTCGCCAGCCTTCACGCTTTCGCGGTTGTCGAAGGCGATGGCAACGCGCGTCAGCACGGCCAATTTGAGCCGTGCCGGGGGGGCGCCAGTCCTGTCCCATGTGTCTGCCAAATCTAGCACCGATTCGGTCGCCGATGCGATCAGCAAGGCGATAGTGTCGTCCTCATCATCGGAAATCACGCGAATGAAAGCCTTGGCCTCCGCCAGGTCGACGATATCTGTCATGCCGTGCCCTCCGCTTCGCCTACCGGGGTTGTGCCCGCGCCGCGCGGATTCCAGCCTTCAAGCTGGCGCACTTCATCGGGATCGAGCACGCCTGTATCAAGAGCAATCTTGTGCGCATCCCAGCGCGTTTTCGGATCACCGCGAAGGAAGCCGGACAAGTCCAGTTCAAGCTCAAAGTTACCGCTTGTCGGGAATACGCTCCGCGCGAACTCGGCTTCGATTTTGCGCGCCCACGGTGCCAGCGTGAACATCGCGAACCATCGGCCCGCCGTTTCGGAATTGGTGAAGGTGTTGTGACTGTAATCCTGCACCAATGGGGGCGGCACCTGGAAGAGCCGACAAATTTCTTCGGTCCCGAATTTCCGCGTTTCCAGCAGCTCGGCATCTTCCGGGCTGATTTGCGAAGCTTTCCACGTCATGCCACCGTCAAGAACAAGCGTCGATCCCGCATTATCAGCGCCGCCGTGGCGGTCCTGAAAAGCCGTGCGCAGCGATGCGCGCTGGTCTGGCTTCATTGTCCCCGGCACCTCGACAATGCCGCTAGGTGACGCGCCGTTGCCAAGGAAGTTGCGTGCGTGGCGATTGGCAAGGTCAACGCCCGTCACCACGTCTGCCGCGCGACTAAGGCGCGAGCGCCCAATAAGGCCGTCATCGGTGCGATCGCGAAGGTGGATTACCTCGCCTTGCAACAATCGCCGCGTCTGCCCGCGCGTGTCGGTGACGGCATAGGCAAGGCGTCCGCTCATAAGCTGCGATACCGTCACCCGGCCCCATGGGATGTATTCCAGCCCCGCCAGTTGCCCGTTTCCGGCCCGCACAATCTCGGCCAAGCCGTTGCCGGTCAAAAGCGTTGAAGCGACCAGATGCGCAAGGAACTCAGGCCACGTCATGCCTTGGCTGACACCAAGCATGGTCAACCGCTTGAGTGGGTGGTCTGCAACCTCAACCCGGCTGTCACCATCGCGGCGGTAAACGATCGCGGGGATCGATGCGAGGCTGTCGGCAATCACATTGGTGCAGGCCAGCACCGCCGATAGGTTCTCAGCGGCGCGGGCGCTTACGCCAGCATAATAACCGATGGAAGGAGCTAGCGCGTCCCAACTTAGACGGGTGTCGTCGCGGCGCTCATAGCCTGCCATGCGAGCGATTGTGTCGATCATGCCCATACGCCGAACTCCGCCATCACAAGGCGACGCTGGCGGCTTTCTGCGGCATTGCCGCGCGCCCTTAGCGCCAATGACGTGTCGGGATAGGCAGGCCATGCCGACACAACGCTGATTTCCTTCAAGCCGATTCGGGTGAGCGTGCGGCGCTCACCCGTCCAGCTTTCGCCGCCCTTCGGCACCTGGAAGCCGAATGACATGCCGCCTAGATCGCCGCGCTCCGCGAGCGCGAGCACGTCGCGTCCGGCCTGTGTGTCCGCGACGTCGAGCGAGAATGCGAGGCCCCGGCTGTCCTGCGTCAACCGCAACGTGCCCGATCGCGTGCGACCGAGTACCTTGCCCGGATCGTGATCGAGTAACGCGATAACATCGCTGCCCAGCGCATCGGTAAAGGCACCGGGGGCGATCGTTTCGACATAGCGGCCCATGCGCGCCTCGCTGTGAAAAGTGGCGGCATACCCTTCGATACGCCGCCCCGACGTGCGAAGCTCAGTAAAGGCCCGCCGTTCCAGATCGCCCCCGCCGCCCATCATGCCACCGCGTCCGTGCAAGCCGCGAATGCCTCGGCATAGCGCACCGCAGTATCGCAGGTGAGCATTGCCCGAACCGATACGTTGCCCTTGGCATAGGCGGTCGATTCGTAGGGGTTCACCAGAAGGTCGAACGCGCTCCAGTATCCGATCAGCAGTTGCGACCAATCGCCGTAGAGCACGGCGCTAAGGTTGGTGCCGCTGCCCTTGGTCAAGTTGCTCGGCACGTTATTCGAGAACTCGACACGCTCGCCAGCAAAGACGCCTTCGGGGCCATAGCCCATATAGTTGCCCTGCCCATCCACGATCTTGGAAGTCGCCACCTTGACCTTGGTGTTCGTGAGGAAGGCCCGCGAAGTCATCGGGCCGTCGGCGATATCAACCCTGCCGATCAGGTCGCGTGCCGCGTTTGGCGTGAAGGCCAGGCCATTCGTGCCCATTGCCACAGTGCCAATGCCCGACGTGCTCAGGATGCCGCGCGGCTGGTTGCTCGATCCGGTGCCAGCGATGGCAGCGATATCGACAATGCCCGCCAGCACTTGCGCGAAGTCATTGCGCACGAGCTGTTCAATATCGCGGCTGGTTTGCTGTAGCATGTTTCGGCTCATTTCGGTGATGCCGCCCGCGTGCTTTGGCGTCATGCTGACTTTGCGAAACTCAGCATCCGAACTCGAAAGCGCGGTGTTTTCAGCAACCCAGCCCGCCGTCATGCTGGTCTTGAGGCCGGGGATGTCGATGTTGCCAACCAGGCCGTTCAGCACCGTGGCCCCCAGCGAGCCAACCTTGAGGGCAGCGCGCAGCCGGTCAAAATACATTTCACCGTGCAGCTCAGTCGCGATCAGGTTGCCACCCGGCCCGCCGCTCGGTGCCGCCGTGGTGAGCACCCGCTTTTCAAGGAAAATCTCGGTTGGCACCAGCACGCCCTCGGCAACGCGGCCCGCGCGTTTCACAAGGTCGGGTTGCACTTCGCGTTCGAAGCCGAAGTCATGGCCGCCGATACCGGCCTGCATCGCCATGGCCCGGACGATCGAGAAGCGCGAGCGCAGCTCGGTTTCCAGCTTGCCGTCGCCAGTGATGACATGGCCCGGCTCGGCACGATCCAGCGCATCGATCGTGCGCTGGCGATCGAGCTTGGTATCGAGGCCGCGCAACTCGGTTTCGGCTGCCGTGAAGGCTTCGCCGTTATCGGAAGCGTGGGCTTCCGTCATGCGGGTGACGATCGCCGCCCGCTGTTCGATCAAGTCACTCGTTTTCATCGTTCGTCCTTCATGCTGGCCGGGGGCACGTTGCCCCCGGCTCGGTGATTGCCCACTGTCTCTCGACGTTGGCCAAAAGGGTGCCGTGTTGCCGGATTGTGCCCTTCTCCATGCGCGAACATTGGCGCTCCGCCCCGGGGCATCCGGCTTGTCGCTTTTGGCCGCACGGCATCGGCCTCAAGGGAAGGGGCGGAATTCATGCCGCGTTCTCGCCAGCAACCAATTTGGCGAGGGCACGGATCAAATCATCTTCGAAAATTGCGACTAGGTTTTTGGCCGTGCGAAAGCGCTGGGCAGGAGCATATGCGTCAACTGCCCAGGCCTCATGCGCGGCAAGGTCACCATGCAGATTATCCGCCGCGCCCCAAGTCGGGGCATCAATCGCGGGAGTGAATGCGAAGCTTGCCTCGATGTCGCCAGCTCTAATTCGGGCGATCGGAGTGCCGCGTTCGACAATTGCTGACAACGGTTGATTTAGTTGGCCGTGTGCAGCCTGTCTCAATAGGCTCGCAAAGCCTGATTCAAACGTTTCGCCGGGAGAATGTGAAACGGTCGAGCCGCCAAGGGCGCGGGAGTTTGAGAAGGCAAGGTTACTGAAGAAAATCTCTGCATCGGCAGCGCGCTCAGGGTGGTCGGTCGCCAAGCAGGCTATGGCAAATCGTGCGGCGTCCATGAAGGTCATGTGAGCAGCGCCTCGCCCGCGCCCTGCCTGCGTGAGGCGTCCAGCCTCACGCAAGCGGCGAGCGAACAAGGTCAACGTGGGCAGGCTATCAACCCCCCGATCGGCAAACACCGAAACCAATTCGCTCAACAGGGCCATCGTCACCGCTCCATTATCATTTGCGCATAACGCATATGAACGGCTGGAGCAAGTTTCAATTGCGTATCGCTCCGATGTACTAGCACCCATCAAAGGCGTCATCGTCAATTGCCACGTCGTCAACGGCAGTGTCTGGGTCCGCGAGAGGGCAACCTGGCCCGTCGTGCCCGTGCATCATGAATTCATCTTCGGCAGATTGGCACCCGTCAGCTTCATCGCCGTCCGGCTCCAGATCGGCGTCGCTGTCCGTTAGGTCGAAAACGTCGATCATAGCTTCAACGGTGCGCGACTTGCTCAAGCGCAGCTCGTGCTGGCCCAAGTCCCAAATTGCGGCCCATGCGGCTTGATGGGCAGGGTTCGACGGGTCGAAGGCCGGGATATCGGCGCGCGCACGTGGGCGGGCGGGTGGAAAGGCAATGACGTTGTCGCGGGCGGAGTCCGCCCGTAGAGGGAGGTGAGCCATGATCGATCCTTCCGTGATCGGTTGCGGTTAGAGCCGGGCGGTCGTTGGTAGCTTCCGTCCGGCTCGCTCGTTACTAACGCCCTTGCGCAGTGACTGTCAACGCGTTACTAACGAGCATGGTTTTAAGCAACGCAGAGCGCCAAGCGCTTCATCGCCAACGGCTGAAGGAAGCCGCCGCCGGGACGGTTTTCGTTCGTATTTTCGAAGGGCCGTTTGAGGATGAGATCATAATCCATGACACGCGGATGAGGGTTGTCCCTCGCGTCGGCGAGACGATCAGGTTGCGAATGCCGAGCCGTCACGAATCTCGCCACCTCGTCTTGGCCGTCGAACACCTACTAGACGCCCGTGCAGAGGTCGAAGTGACCAACGATCAGACCGGCGTCAGCGTCAGCGTGCGAACGCTTTAAATCCACATTGGCCCCGCGCCGCGATACTCGTTCGGCCCCTCGTCCCGCGTCGCCAATCCGCACGCCATGATTGCCGACACGATCCCGTCGATCCGATCGAGCGACTTTGCTTTGGTTGGTTTGCGGTTGCCGGCGGGATCGGTTTCCACGATCACGTTGCCCGCCTGCCATGCGAGGATCGGCGATCCGCCATGCCCCATGCGGCAATCAAGCACCGCCCGCTCGAAAGCGTCCACGGCGCTGGCATAGCTCTTGAAGCCCGGCACGAACTCGACAAGCGGCAGCTCGATCCCTTCATCCGATAGCAGCTTCGCAAGATCCTCGAATCGCCAGCGATCAAAAGCTATGCCCTGGACGTCATAGCGTTGCCGGATGTCCGCCAGCGCGCGGGCGATAGCAACGCGATCGGTGGAGCGCCCAACGGTGGTCTCGATCCAGCCATCCGCTGCCCAAGCGTCATAGGGTACCCGGTCGCGCACCACCCGTTCTTCGATCGTATCGGCGGGCACGAAATGCCAGCACAGCAGCTTGCCGACGTCGGGAAACCACAGCGCCAGCGCCGTCAAGTCGCGCGTGCTGGAAAGATCGAGGCCACCATAGCAGCGCTGCCCTTCCAGCTCGATCGGATCGAACGGCGCGCCATTGGCCTGCCAATCGGCTTGCGTGATGAAACGGCTCTCCGCTGATATACGCTGGTTTAGGTTCAACAGGCGGAAGGATGATGCGAATGAAGGCGACCGCATCGCCAGAGCTGCTGCGTCGGAAAATTCGGCTTCGTTGAGGAAATGGCCAAGCGCCGGATTCGCGGCTGCCCAGGCCGCGCGGTCATCAAGCGCGCACCCGTTAGGCGCGGTGTGCAATTGGACGTAAAAGCTTGGCGCCGGGGGGGCGTCCAGCATCTCGGACCAAAAGTGCATATCGTCCGCCGCTTGGGTGCTGATCGTTACGCCAAGCGCGCTCCGCCGCTTCGCCATGCCGGTTTTCAGGTTATCCCAAAGCTCGCGAGAACGCCATTGCGCCACTTCGTCGGCAACCCAAAATGAAGGCGCAAGCCCATGCGCTTTTCGCGCATCGGACGTAAGCGCCCGCCATATCGAGTTGGTCCGCTCATCAACGATTTCTTTGTGCCAATCACGGATATTCACCCGCGCTGCCATCCATGGTACGGACTCGATATAGGCCCGCGTCATCCGGTAGAGAACGCCAGCTTGTTCGCGATCGAGTGCCGCCGCGTAGCACTCGCCATAGGGCTCGGCCATCGGCCCCAGCAGGTGTGCAAGCGAAAGGCCCGCCAGCAGCCCGGATTTGCCGTTGCCGCGCGCGACTGACAGCCCAGCCAATCGCACCCGTCGTTCGCCGTCCGTTTCCCCGTAAACACTGCGGATGAATTGCTCTTGGAAGTCGAGAACCTCCATCTGTTCACCGGCCTTTAGGCCCGACACGATTGGCAGGGTGGCCATGAATGCCAGCACCTTCTCGGCGGGTGGCATCCCGTCCTTTTCCCACGGGTGCGACACGGCCATGGGCTGGCGGACAGGCTCCAGTTGTTCGAAAAGCGATCCGGCAAAGCTGGTGGGCTCTGGCGGCGCGCCAATCGCCGCGTCGCGCAACCGTCCCGCACCTGGTCCGCGCTTACCCATCCCGCTTACCTATTGAAACTAATTGAGAATGAAGGGGGGACAACGGTCTTACATCGTCAGCTCTGAGCGATTTTCCATGCCACGGATGCGCCGGATCGAGCGGGCTTCCGTCGCGATTGCAGCCGCGGCGCGGCTTTGCTGTTCGCACTGCACCGGCCTCGCTGCCCCGCGCTGTCTTTGCGCCATGGCAAGGCGTGCAGTAGCTGGCGAGACCATCGTGGCTAGGAAAGGGTGGCCCACCATCACTGATCGGCAAAACGTGATCTACCGTGTTGGCTGCGGTTATCCTGCCCATGCTCTGGCAGCCGATGCAGACCGGCGACATATCCAAATGAGCGCGCCGTAGTCGCTTCCATGTGGGGGTGTTGTATGGCCAGTCAGCCATGGCGCTCACCTCGCTTCAGTTCGTTCACGATCAGCCGCAGTTCGCGTTCAATCTCGCTGCGTTCTTCGAAGTAGCGTTCGTGATCGCGCCAATCAGGCCGCAGCCGTGAGACGCGGTGTGTGATGGCAGCGAGGCGGGTAGCTGGCGTCAT